CCAGCCAAGGCAAGGTCTTTCTGTTTCTGGCTCAAACTGGCATATTCTGTGCCATCGTCAATCTCCAAGTCAGCAAGAATGCTCTGAATGGCATCGTCCGTAACTTCAATATTACGGACTTTGCCTCTCAGATAGGTCTCTATGGTGTAGTTACATGCTATCGGCATAGTCAAGTCACTTAGAGTTTAACCATTGTAGTCTTTCCAGACCGTTGCAATGGCGTAGTCACGCACATTGTTGAACACGGGGCCTGCGTACAGCTCGCAGTCGATGATGTTCATCATGGGACGATCCTGCCATACGTTCTGAACCGCAATACGGTCTTCAACGAAGTATGTGCGAACACTGTCGTTGTGTGCGCCCATCTTGTTGCGGTCTTTCAGGATGGAGTTCATCACCTTGATCTCAAACGGGCGATAAGCACGGCTGGCGGCAACCATGTTGTGAATATCGAATGCGGGATCATCGGCAACAGGCTTTCCGTCTTCCTCATGGCGAGACTGGAAATCAATCTCCTGGAACGGCCATACCTTCATATCGTCGTGCACCCACGAAAGAAGTTTGGTGCGGTCCACCTTGTAACTTGGGCGACTGTCCGAATTGAGGTTCAAAGAAGAAAGGTATGACTCCTTGACAGACGGGTGCAGGACAATCTTATCCAGCAGGTCTTTCGACAACTTCCAGTGGTCAACGCCCAAAGAAAGGGTGTCTTTGAGATACTTCTGGAAAGTCAGAATGTCCTCAATCACATCTGCATTCGGATTGGCAACGAGTTTTGGAGTTGCACCAGAGGTGTCCCAAATATACCACTCCTTACCGTTGTCGGGTGCAAGGAAGTTCTCGTCGGGAATCTGGAACTTGAAGTCGTAGCGAGCACCGTCAACGGCAATATCGTGAATCTCACCCGTTGACATAGCCTGCATAACCATGTAAGAGAGTTCGTTGTGAACACCGCCAATCATAGCGTCTGAGTTCAGAACAAAACTATCCGTCAGAGCCTCGCCGAAAGTCACATCAGCAAGTTTCGCGTTCTTACGGAGTTCAATCATATCATCCTGCGTGATGTTGAAGCCATGGCCCAACTGGGGCAGAGTTCCACCGTAGAACTCCCATCCAAGGGTACTACGCTGTGGCTTCTCAGAATGCGTACCAAGTATGCTGGCACGTACCAGAATCGGTGTCTTCTTGATTCCCTGTTTCCATTCACGATCATCGGTCGGCTTTCCCCACGAAGCAAACTGACGCCAGATAGCACGGTTGTACTTGGCATTCACGTTGTCGAGGATCAGACCGAAGTTCTCAGCATCCACATACTGGTGCAGACCACTGATACCATAAAGATTTAAGTCTCTCATAATCTAATCTCTTTTTTAGTTTACTTGCGGTTCGAGAAACGGAAATAGCACTCGTTGTCACGAAGAGCCTTCTTCAGACTTGCAGTCAAAGGAGGCATACGACGCTCCAGAACGGGCTTCTCCATGCAGTTCCAGATGTAGTCGATGTCGATTGCATACGCATCGGGGTCGAGAACATTGTCACAATAGGTCAGTCCGTTGGGAATGGCCTTGATCTTGGAGTCCGCACCTGCCTCTGCAATCACGTTTCCAGCGGCGAAGCCTGTTACAGCGTCAACCGTCAGAACGTCAACGTCGTCTGCGCTGCTGTCAATGGCAGATACAGTTGCGACATTGGTTGCGGCAGTGGCGAGGTTTTCACCAACCACGATCAACTTCATGCCTACTTTGGCAATAGTGCCAGTCTCAAACTTCTCAACGGTGATAGTCTTGGCGGTTGCGTCAACACTCTTCACCTTGAAAGTGTAGATAGGAACGATGGAGCGTACACCTGCTGTCTCGTCTGCAAAAACCAGAGTTCCAGCAGCCATGACATTAGGATAGGCAGGCATCAGTGCTGGTTCGCACATGAAACCACCGACGGCAATCGTCGGCTTGCCCTCGTAGCACTTGCGGACACCACCAAAGTTCTTACTAAACTTAATGTAGTTGTTGATAGTTCCTTGTCTCATGTTACTTTGTGTTTGTGTTGTGATTTTTTGTGTTGGTTGAGAGACTTATACAAAAGTCTTCTCCATGTCGGCGGCATAGTTCGCGCTGTCCTCAGCCTCTTTCTTCAAACGATCAATCGTCTTTTTCACGAAACCGTTCTCACCACCTTGCCCACCAGTGCCTTCGCCGCCAAAGGGCTTTCCACCGTCGGCATAGTAACGCTTGTAGCGTTTCTCGTAGGCTGATACTGCCGTCTGCTTCAGACCCTCGAACGTGGGATTGTCACCATATTCAATATCATCCAAAGCATCGTCAATACAAGCTTCGTTATTGGCCTTGAGTGCAATGAGGTGTTTCTTGAGTTCTGACTTAACGCTGTTGAGAGTTGCGGCTTTCTCCCGCTCCATCTGTGACTTCATGAAGTTGGTCATGGTCGCTGTCATTTTACCAAAGTCGCTATCTGCACCAGTCAGTCCGGCCATCGCTTCCTTAACGGCCTTCGCAACCTTTTCATCAAGCGTTTCCTCAGTCCTGCCGCCATTGCCACCATTACCACCACCGTTATCTGGATGCTCTTTCTTATAGTCTTCCAATGCCTTTGCAACGGCAGCGTTGATGCGAGTCTCAACATCTTTCTCATGCTGAGTCTTGAACTCGGTAGCGTACTCGGCCTTGAACTTCTCGGTGAAGTTCTTTTCGTCGAAACGCTTCTGTCCGGCAAACTGTTTCAGAAGAGCAACAGGAAGTTTCCATGTCTCGTCTGTGACTTTTGTATCGTCGGCAAACAGACCTAAAACTTCTGTGGCAACACCGTCAAATGTCTTGTCACTGATGATTCTTGCATCGTCTTCTCCGATGCGGGTCTTTAGACCCTGAATGAGA